CCCCTAGGTGAGTAACCTAGGGGCTTATTTTATGCCGTCAATTTAGGCGAATACGAGGTACCATGCTGATTTGTCGGCTGGTGCGAGTGCGACGTATCGGGTTGCGCCTGAGCCACCGGTGTAGTGTGCCCAAATGTATCCGTCTGCGATTACGCCACCTTCGGCGAGATTAACGGTCTGCCCGTAATGATACTGGGCTACTACCTGTGCTGAAGTTGACGGTGCCGAGCGAACATTAAGCACGTCAACGTTGACTTTGTATGTCCGTGCGATAATGGTTACATTATTGTTGCTTGGTGCGGGTGCCGGTGTGCTTGCGGTGCGTGGGTGGAAGTAGCCGATGATTCCGGCCTTGCTGAGTGTGACATATCCGGCTTTGCCTGGATTTTGGCTCATGGTGTTGAGTGTGCCGTTGCCATTGTCTCGTACTACGATGGCGACATGGTTCATGCCGTTGCCGTTCCAAAATGCCACGTCACCATATGCGGGGGTGTAGTTGCCTGTTTCGCGGGTGAAAGCGTTTTGCAATGCTTGTGAGCGATCGTATCGTGTAGTGTAGACGCTTGCCGCGTATCCGTCTACCGTGTTGGTGTCGGCGGCTGGAATGCCGTACACGTTTCGCGCATAGCTGCTCCAAAGATCCCAGCATTGACCGCCGTACGCGCTGTCCATGTCAATAATCTTACCGTTGACCGTGTTCATCCATTCTTGAATGTTCATTTTAGTTCTCCTTCTTATGTTTGGGGGCATTGTTTTGCGCGAATACGTTCATGAATGGTGCATCCGCCAACTCTGGGTTGATGGCGGTGATGTTTTCGAGGATTGAGGTGAGTTCGATAAGGCTAATACCGCCTACGGTGCATACGAACACGCTGACCGGCAGTCCAAGGTCTACATGCAAGTTGATCATGTCCACGAAATATGCTACGAGGGTGAGCATGAGGTAGGCGAACTTATGCCATAAGCCTTCTCGCATTTTTTGAGAGCTGAGCGTGTCGTTGAGTATGGCTTTAGCAAGTCCGGTAACGTAGTCTACGATGATAAAAAAGACTACCGCGAACACGCACCATACGTCCGTTGGGGTCATTGTCATTACTATTGCCTCCTTATTTTCCTAACAGTTCGCCGATGATCAAGCCAAAATCGGCCTTGACCTGTGAATCATCGAATCTTATTTTACCCAGTCGGTAGCCGGTGGTGAGTCGCCGTATGATATCATCTGATTTTTTGACATACCATGTTTTTTCATCAACATGATTGGGGTCTAACGTGTAGACGGGGCGAGTGTTGTCTTTCGGAATACGTCGTGAAACATATTGTGAAACATGCCCGTCACGTTCGGACACGGAAACCCATATACCGAAACGTGCGTAGTCGGTAGTGTCTAGGATGTAGGACAGTTCGCCGTCCGTAGGAATGGGGGCTAGCAGCGTGTCGGATTCGTCGCGGAACTTGTTGCGTATCGCATAATCCGCATAGTCGCCGTCGTACTGTTCTAGAAATCTGCCGAACTTGGATTTTGCGACTTTCGCGCTGAATCCGCCATAGTCGGCCAATTCGAGACAAACGAATCCCCCACAATATAATTTGTATTGTTGCTGATTGGCTTGCTGTGTTCCAATGTCCAACCGGTATTTCGCGAAATAGGGGTTCGCTTTTTGCACTGCGTTGGACAAAAACAATACTTTTGTCCTATCCTGCCACCTATCGACTGTATTATAAAACTCAGAAAACGAGTTTACCTCATTGCTCAAAAATCTGAGGTTATCGGGGAATATTTCGTCGAAAATAATCAAATGCACTTTAGGATAGGCTACCGACTTTAGACCCCCCGCTTGCGAGAGTGCTACGAAATAACAGCACGTGCGCCAATCTTTTTCGTCCCATGACGTCTTATGTACCTGCCCTTTTTCGCCATTCACCCGAAATTCATACTGTGGGAAGAACTCTTGGATATCCTTGAAAAACGTTTCCTTGCGGTGTTGCTCAACGTCCGTGCGGCGCAAGTAAATAAACTCGTGCCCGTGCTTGATGTACTCTTTTATGCCGTATCGTTTTGCGGCAAAAGTCTTGCCAAGTCCACGTGCGCCGATCACGAAATTCCATGGCGCGTTACGGGTGAGCAGATTATGCAAGTCGTAGTAATCGTCTTCAGCCAATGTCTGCAATGCCATGTCTGCTCACCTCCTAAAATAACAGGGCGTAACGTCATGACCACCGTTACGCCCTGTTAGTTACGGTCGGCTCAAGGGAAGTTATCACATGCCGACAATCTCTATTATATCACAAGTCTAGAATGCGGGCGGATTCGATTTACCATCCCACACAGTCAGCAGCGAGTACGCCTGATTGTATCGACTTACGTATGGCTGGAACGGATACGTGCTCAAAATATTGGTTTTGAGTTGGGCGAGATTTGACGCTTTCGGCACCTTCAAGGCGTTTGCTGGCGACTGGTGGTATGCGGTCACCCACAAGATTTGCATTTTATCATCATCGTATTCTTGTGGATATCCGGCGTAATCTTCCGCGAACTGCTTGCGTTGTCCCTCATGCGATTCACTACGTGCCGCCCACGTCTTGAATGCGGATGCTTCCGTTTGTGTCAGGTTTCGTGTAAAATCTCCTCCGCTCTCCATGAGTGCCGCGATCTGCGGTGCTGAGGTTTTGAATGTTGCATAGCCGGTCGGGTCGGCAGATTTCATCGCATTCAACACTTGCAAACGTCTACCGAAACTCCATTGAGCTATGCCGATACCCTGTAGATTGGCCGCTTCCACCGCATCCCACCGTAAACCGGCTTCCACCGTGCCGACCACGTAGAGCGCATACGAATTTTCCGGTGATGTCGAACTGGACGGGTGCCCTTGGCCTTGCGAATCAGACGGTTGCCCCTGTGATGCCTTTTCGGAAAAATTGTTTGCCGTGGTCTTGTAGAAAATACGGGTGCGTGCCCCGCTGTTATCTGTCTCATGCAGATACAGGTTGTCGCCCTGCCAGTGTATCCATGCTCCACCGCGTCCGGTGTCGGGGTGCCCTTGGTTGTTGTTGCCGGTGGGATTGTTCACGTCCGGCTTAGGCATGGTACGTGGATGCAGATAGCCTAACAGCCCTACGGTGGTAAACCATTTCAACGCGCTGGCGTCCGGATTTTGCGTGATCACGTAGATTCTGCCATCTTTCACCCCATCATTGCCCGCGACTATGGCAACATGCGTGTAGGGGGTGTACGTGCCGTACCCCCATATTGCCACGTCACCGGCCACCGGCTGATATCCGCTTGCTGGAATACGCTCGTATACCTGTCCGCACCGTGCGGATACCGGATATGAGGTGTACAATCCGCCAGCATAGCCGGTCGGGGTAATGCAATCCTGAATAGACATGCCGTACATGTCCATGCTGTATTTAGCCCATAAATCCCAGCATTGCGCACCATACGCCCCGTCCATATCCCAAAAACGGTTTTTCGTCTGTTTTATCCAATCATCAAAAGTAATAGCCATACTCTTATTATAAGAGTATGGCTATGTAGGTCGGTTGAATCAGTTTGCCTCTGAAGTATGCCCCCTATAGGGCTTGTCAGGCGTTGACAGAACTCAACTCTTTAATATTGTACTGATAAAATCTTTTTTCCGCGTCATAGAAGCCCCTGATGTTAGTACCTAAGAGCACGTTAATATTATACGGAGCCAAAGGTGCTGCTGCCGTCGCCACTCGCGTATAATGGCTTCTCTCTACAGTCAATGAAACTCGACCGTAGTGATACCCCTCCGAACCTGTGAGGGTACTTGGCAAAGGATATCCTAATGCAACCATATTGCGATAGTATGGAGTTTCCTTGAATTCCTCCCATGTGCTGAATTCTTTGTATTTTTCAAATGTGACGTCCTGTAGATTGCAATGGAAGCAGATAGGCCCATATTTATTTAAAAGCTCCGTTGAGCTTTTAGTGTTCAAATCTTCCTCGGATACTATCAAATTTGCACCGTCCCCAAAATCTTCGATTCTCGATTGCGTGAGAAGCACGGATTGAGACGGCAGCACTTTCATGAATGAAGCGCCTTGAGACCGGTCTCCGACGTTGTTAGGGGTGACCGCCTTGTAAGAATTAGCCACTACCTTTACATAATTCATCTTACCTTCTGGAGTGCCGACAAAGTATTGATCCGATTCGAGTATTGCGAAAATAGCACAGCAAATCAATTGCGCTGAATTTTCCTGACTATCGCAGACCACCGAACCATTGTGTGAATAATCGGCATATAGCATGTACGCATAGTTCGTTGTGTTTGGATATAGCTTCAACACATTGTCGCAGCCCCATATATGCAAATATTGGAAAGTCCATATTGACGCATTTAAGTCAACTCCGATTTTAAAATTCCTACCTACGACGTATGCGTAATTGTCGTTGTCATTTTTTGCTACCCTCAATCCGCACTCGGCATATACCGCGTCCGAAGTCAGTCCGCCATATAAGGCCAAAAAGAATTTGCATTCAATGTTTCTGCCGCGAGTCTCCACCGCAGTATCCATACATGCGATTACGGTGGCCTTGATTTCCGCGCTAAAAAACCCCTGCACCACTAATCCACTGACATTATCTCCCGAGCCATTGATATTGATGCATATTTTTTTACCTTTTGGCATGTTTGCACTGTTTTCAAGTTCCGTGCTGCCCTGAGCCAACACCATTACACCGTCAGTGAAGTTGTTGACATTAGATGCTTTTACCCACCCATCCGAATAAACGTTGACGTCCTGCGTCAGCAAGGTAGTCTTGATGTACCAATCTCCATCTGGAATATATATAGATTTATGTGCTGTATTTATGTAATTGTTTATGATTGTCGCATTATCAAAATTGGGGTCATCCTTTTTACACCCCAGTTTGCTAATGTCCATTGCGTTGGAGTCACGTACGATAGTCGCGTCAGATACGGTTCCCGCACCCAATGCGGTGAGAATGGCCATATTGTTGTCAGCCTTGCCTGTGGCGGTTGCGGCGTCCGCAATTGCTTTAATGGCGTCCGTACCGGCTTTATCCCACTTGGTTTTCGCTGCGGTCGCAGCATCCACCGTATTGTCCCCAAGCAGTGCCTTCGCGACTTCCTCATCATGTGTTTCACGGGACTCCATTGATTCGATACGATTCAAGTGCCGCTCCAATGTCGTATCAATGGTGCGCATGGATCCGTTGTATCCGTCTCGCAGGTCGGCGGGGTCATTGTCACCGTACAGGTTCAGGCTGTAATTATCGGTTTTATCGTAGATGGTGCTCATTGGTTGGCTCCTTTGGTTTCGCGGATAAGGGTTTCCAGCTGGTTGATTTTTTTATCGAGAATACGCATTGCCTCATTGTACCCATCCCGCAAGTCCATAGGCGTATCGTCCGCATAGAGGGGTAGTGCGAGGTGTCGTGTCTTCTCGTACGTGTCATTGTTCATTGTTGTTCGTTCTTTCTCGTGGAGTGACTCTCGGCTCTTCGTTTCCGAAAATCTCTCGATTGCCTACAACCGCCCATGTGATGCAATCATGTTGCGCGGCCTGAGCTGCTGTCATGGTAGCCATTTGACCTACTCTTGCGCCAAATACGGCCAGTTCACGGTACATATCACGATCGGTGTTTTTAGAATCCTCATACCGTCCCGTGGTCGGATTATAGGTGAGCGCCGACGTTTGATACTGGTCCACCTTTTTCGCAAGATCATCCAAGGCGGTATCAACCGAGGTTTGCCATGCTGCGATTCCGGCGAGAACCTTATCGATCGCTTCGATGTCGGCGTTTTCGTCCTTGGCGAGATTATCAAGCTGTTCTCTGAGCTGGTCTAGATGCTTAGCCACCTCCTGCACATAACCCAATACGGTCAACGTATCACGGTACGAAAACGGCTGAACCGTCGTGAAATACCGTTGTCTTGGGTCGATGTCCAAGGGGGCGGCGCACATGTTGATTCCGTCCATAAATCCTCCAATCTGTCTTTTTTAAGTATACTCTAGTGGCCGAGATTGTAGGCGAGACTCGTAGAGTAGAGTTGCGGAACATTGGTCATGTTGTCGCCACTGCCCCACATGCCCATAAAGAGATTTTCCAGCGAATTGATTACCATCATGTCAATATTGAGCATGGTGTTACGCCAGTCAAGCAAAAGCTGCGACTGCGACCCGCTGGTGCCGAGTGTATGCGACACACTATTGCCCTTATCGGAAGAATGCGCATAGTCGGTGTTGCTGGTGCTAGTTGCTGTGGCAGTACTGTCCTGCTGCGTGCTGGTATGCGTATTGCCGGTCGAGTCGGTTTGTGAGGCTGTGGTGGCGTATTTGCGGAAATCGTCAATACGGGTCTGCGGAAACTCGCTATTAAACGTCATGCTGGAATTGTCCGCCTTAGTGTCGGACGTGCTGTTCGCGGTGGACTCGTTGGATTGCGTGCCCGAAGATTTGCCCGAAGATTCGTTAATGCTGGTCGAGTCCATCTCCTGCCGAATGTCGGACGTAATAAACGGGTCGAATTTACGTTGCGCGGAAACGTACAGCTGATTAAAATAGTCCATTTGTTCGCGCATGGTACGCCCCAAATAAAAGACGAACATTTGCGGCGTTTCCGAGCCGATTTCGCGCAGTGCGTAGTGAGCTACGATTTTCTCATTCAATTTAGTGCGATAGTTTTCGTCAAAAATCGGATAATATTGTGCGCTCAAGTGTAGTTTTTCGTCCGTATTGAAACCACGGTCGATCAGATTACCGAGCGTAAGCGTGTAATCGGCCATACTGTCCTTGACCGCATACATGCTCAAGTCCTGCACCATCATTCTTCCTCCTTATTGCCTTCCACATCCAATAGACCGCCGGACGTGGTATCATTCCATTCGATGCCGATAGGGTATCCCGAGTCGGCCATTTGCGGCCACAATCGGTTGATCGTATCGCATGCCTGCTGCCGTGATTTAAGATAGCTCAGGCGGAACACGTTCGTACGGCTATTGCCTGCCGTCACTTCCGATTCAAGCAACCGCTCCTTCTTTTCCGTCGTGCTATTGTCGATGCCTAAATAATTGACCAACTCGTTCCAAATTTGCGTCTTAGTGGTGATGATCTTATCAGCCAAAAAGGGGGTGACGTTGGGGAAGGTTTGGAACATGCCAGTGATGTCCGCCGAATCGTATGTGTAGATATAGGGGTCACCGTCTTCTCGCGCTTTCATCAAATTTTGCGCGGTGAGCTTGTTGGTTTCGGACGTGGCGATAATCAACGGTACGGAAATATTGTCAAGGTTGACGTCTAGCGCACGGTCTGCGATAGCCAATCTCGTGGCGTAATTCCACATGACGTCGATCATGGTGCACCGCAATTGGTTGTCCCAAATGGGCACGCATTCCTTGCTGCCGATCTGCGGGTGAGAATAGCTGGTAGCAACCGGCTGGAACGATGTCGGATTATTATAATTGTTTACCCCACCGATATTGCCGGAAGTGACCATAAAACGATTCACGCCCTTGCGCTTGTCGGGAAAAAACAACGCGAGACCGTTTTCAAAAAGCGTCAATTCCAAATATCTTTCGTCAATATACGGGGGGAGGTTAATCCATTTAAAGCGACTTACCGCCAGCATTTCGATCAATTTCATATACTGGTTGATTCGTAAGCTTTGCCGCATTTCGGGGAGGTTCAAATTGCCCCACATCGAACCCAAGACGCTCTGATTATCCCAATGCGCGGCCTTGCGAGCATTATTGCGTTTACCCATGGTCACCGTCCTAAAAAATAATGGAGAGAGTTTAATATGCTCTCTCCATTATATCCAATCAGTACGAGATACCGGCCAGTGGCGCATTGTCCGCATAGTCGGTGACGCCGATCTTGTCGGGGTCAGTCCATACCGTCACGCCGGACTCAAAAATACCCTTGACAGTCAATCGGTATTCTTCCGGACACGTCGAGCTACGTACGTACAACTCGTGCAGTTTCCAGTACGTGAAATTGCTCATGGCCATAAGATTCTGCGGCAATTGCATAAACCTTTGGACATAGTAGCCGTACCTTAACCATACTTCCCCGATGGCTTGCATGGCTGCGGGTGGAATCTGCCGGAAACGTACCATGACACCGATCAGCCCATTGGCCAAGTTGAATGCGTCGCCCCCCAACGCGCCGGACGTGGTAGGGGGTACGGTTTGAGTCTGTTGCACTTGGGCGTTGATGCCGGCGATCGTGTTTTCATAATCGCCTTGCGCCGTGGCCTGTGCCAATTGTTTGTTCATGTCGGCCAACTGCATGGTCTGCTGATTGGACAGGTTGGTTTGTGCAAGACTGTAGGCGTTGGCTTGTGAGGTGGTTGCGGCGTTGGTGGCAAACGTGTTCGAAAGTGCTTGGGAGTTGCTGGATACGCTGTTGTCGTAGGATTGTTGGTTTGCCCATGCGCCGATGGCGGTTCCTGCGATGGCGCCTACCGCACCCCCCACATTGCCGGTTGCGAGAGAGCCGATGGCGTTCGCGGCACCTGACCCTACCGTATTGATCTGATTCATGCGGTTGTTGAAACTCAAATTTTTCAATGTCAGGTCGGAAGACATTTGAGCGCTTTGATTGTTGATCGCCATCATGGCGTTACGGTTCGCGGTGCCGAGCTTGTTTTGCTCGCTCGCATACTGCGTGCCGACTTGCGCCTGAGCGTAGGCATTGTTGATGCCCATCTGGGTTTTCTGATACCCCCAGTCCGCAGACTGTTGCGAGTACTGGCGCGTATAAGCACTATTCGCAAGCGCCAAGGCTGACCCGTTGTTGACGGCCATGAACGTCGGAAAATTGGTGATGCCAAATGATGCGTTCAGCATTTCACCCGTGTCAATGGGCAATCCTTTGCCGTCCGGCAATGGTTGGCGGTCGCCCAAGTTTCCCGCATGATAGCCGCGCGCGTAAAAATTCAGGCGAGGAGACGGGGGCGCATAATTCCATGTCTCCCTGATAATCAGATCTTCGGACGGTATCTGCTCGGGTTCGTAGGTTATCACCGTGCCGTTGAGACATGAGCATTCGATGTACGCGTAGGGGGCGGTAAGGAATTTCTTCAGATACCGGTATCGTTCCGGTAGCTGGAACATGTCGCGGAAATTTTTGATGTTGATAATATCATCATACCTGTCCTGACTGTCTGTGGCACTGGCTCCCATTTTCCAGCAATTGCCGATAAAATGCGTGTCCTTACCAAAAAGTTTCGTGACTTTCGCACCCCAGTAGGTGAGCTTGTCAGGCAATGATGGTACCGCGAAAATTCCGCAAATACCCTGTGTAACCCATGGTGAGGTTGCTCCACCGTCAAAAAACCTGCTAATGTCCAGCGGATTGTCAAGATAGTAAACTTCCGTACCGTTTGCCTGTGATTCGAAAAAGCTGCCGCTGGCTGACTGGATGGTTGGATTGTCTTTGGTGCCGGAATCCACGGAAAGGGAGGTGGTGGAAAGTATGATGATACCGAATTTAAGGTTATGCCCGTCCACTACGCCCATTAACGGCTTCCATAATTCGTTGGTGAGTACGGTGCATTTGCCGGTATCCAGTCCTTCGGGCAAATCTAAGTAAGTCTTGCCCCAGTCTTTCCACGCGTTTTCGTTGGCAACCCCAACATGCCCCCTTTCGACGTAGGCGTTGCCCAGCTGGATATCATGCTGGAACGACTGCCACACGTCCAACTGGACATTGAGCTGTGTCGTGTTGGCGTTGATATAGTCACAGGTTTGCACGAAATAATACCAACTGCGGGGGGTATCGAAATCGTAATCGTTTGTGGCGATCAGATAATTATATTGCGACGCTTGGGCGAAAGGTATCGGCAGTCGTACCGGCAGTCCGTATTTGGCCATGGTGCAGTCGGTAAATTCGATGCCGTCCAAACGGTCGAAATACTCTTTTTGAGACTGTCTATCCCATTTGACAATATCCCTATACCCCATATCCCATGGAACGTTGCACAGCTTGAAACGCGTGTTTGGCGTCCATTTCGCATAGCTGAAATTGATGGGCAAGTCGTTTGCGCTCATAAAATCCTCCTAAAAAAATAATAGGTGTGGATAAAAGTCTATCCACACCTATTTTACCGGTTATCGCCTAATGTCAGGCGGTGACGGTGATCTGTGACGTTCCGGTGGCTCCCGCGAATTTCGCGGTGACGTTGGCCGCTCCTTCCGCGGTTCCGGTCAATACGCCATTAGGGGTGATGGTTGCACGCTGGTCTACTGACCACATGGCGAGATTGGTCACGTCCGCCGTATTGCCGTCCGTCTTGGTGGCAATGGCCTTGAGCGCGATATGCTCTTTAGCCTTGACCATCTTTTCGCCTTGGATTTCAAGGGATTCGATGGCTCCCGTCTTCCAGCCGCCGAGCCAAGCGCCGACAACCGGCACGCTCAGTGCTGCGGAAACGGTCTGATCGATTTCGGGGTGGGCGGGGTCGATGTAGGTTGCCTGAGCGGTGACCTTGAGGGTTTCGGCGGTTTCGTCGAGGCCGCAACGCAGAATACCCCCGTTGTCGATCGAGGTGAACTGGGAGGTCGCACCCTCAACCTCGTATTCGATGCCGACTGGCTGGAACGACGCCTCAGCCTTGTTAGCACTGGCAATAACGGATTCAACCTGCACGAGATCGCCACGCGACACGGTTTCGGGGGTGATGGCAGACTGTCCGTACTTGCGTACGCGCAGCGTAAATTCCGGCTTGCTCGTAGTGAGCGTATCCGGCAACGTCACGGACTCAGAGGAGCCTTCGCCCGTCCAAAACAGCACGGCATTCGCAAACGGATTAGGGGTAATGGAACCGCGGTGCTTATAGAAGATGTTGCGCGTGCCGTCAATCGGATTGACGGGGGAGTTCGTCGTTTCGAGCATCTCATCCCAGCAGAAGAAGAAGTCTTCGGTGGTCAGCACGGCCTGGACCTTGCCACCTGCACCGCCGATACCGAACATGTCTTCCGGAATCGGAATGATACGATACGGGACATTGACCTTATCGATATTAAACGCGGCGGCCAATGCTTCAACGTTGAGCGCTGCGATCACCTGTGGCGTGGCGAACAGGATTGCCTCCGAATCGCGCCATGGGGTAACCCAGCTCATGGCGTTATAGCGTGGCATGGCCGACATTGGACTGGCCTTGAGTTCGTTTGCGGTCTGCTGGATAAGGCGCAAGAGATTCTTGGCGTCCGCTTCAGTGGAGTCAGCCGCGCCCACATCCTTCGTGTGTACTCGATAGAAACCGCCCTTTCGAGCATACTCGGCGAAGCACTGGGTTTTCATCAGGTACATATCATTACGGTCAGACAAGATCGGCGCGTTCATGATTTCCGCGATATAATCCGCCATGCCCGACTCGCCGTCGAACGCGGTCAACAAGGCATCTTCAGGGATGGTGACCGGATAGTAGTGGTCGAACGTTAGGGGGTGGAATACGGAAGCAGTCGGCAGCGAGTAACGGCCGTACACATCGTCCCCGAGATACTCTTTGTTAAAATTACGGGTGCGTGCCTTGACCAAGCCAACCGCGGCCTGTTCGTACGTGCTGCCGTAACGCTTCAGGGTGCGTGGGGAGCCGATCAGCTTCAATGGGTCATCCCAGTCTGCGTGCTGGATGTATAGGCCGATAAGACGCTGGATCAATACCCCCGTGAATTCGTCGCGCAAGTACGGGAAATTACGCATGGTATCCACCGCGTTACGAATATTGCCCTGTGTCGCAGACGGAATGCGCACTTGGAACTGGGGGCTGGTTGCGTTTCGGACGGCGTTGAAAATCTCAACGTCACCCTTATCGGCCAACGGTCGAATATTAGACATTACTATTCCTTTCTTTTAGTCGAACAAACCTTCGATGGACTCTTGCGTTTCGTCACCGTCACCGTCATTGTCGAACGGGGCGGGGTCAGTATAGCCGAGCGTGTCCATCATGGCCTTGAACGCGGCCAATTCCTTTTCGATCGCGTCAAGTCGCGCGCTCACGTCCGGTTCGGACGGTTCCGGTTCCTGCTCAGGCTCTTTCGGCTTGATTTCATCATCGACGGTTTCAGTCTGCCTCTCTTCTTCGGTTGGCGGCGGGGTGGTGTTTTCGTCGCTCTCATTGTTTGGGTCCGCCATGCAAACTCCTATCTGTTGGTAATGTTTCCATCAAAATTATATCATGCGACGGGAGAAATAAAATGACCCCCGCAATCACGCGGGGGTCTGAATCGTCCTATCAGAGCGCAAAAGTGATGATCGTAGGGCACTACCGCCACGATAGCGATTCCATGGCCGGCGGCGTTTTCAGCCGTGGCAGTCCAGCCTATGTTGCTCCCAGTCGAAAATCGACGCTCACAAGACATAACTATTATAGCATAACCATTGTCCCGTAATCGTCCATGACTTGCACGCCATGATGGAATTGCTCATACGGGATAGGTTGGGAGAACATGTTTCCGGCCATGCAGATATCAACGTCCCCATCATCCTTCCACCCTTGATATCTGTTCATTCCAAGTATGGTCAGTTTTTCGTACTTGGCTGCGATTTTCCACTTGCCTAGCTCGGTAGGGTGGATTTCACATGAGTCTACCGGCTCCCATCCGGATAGGATGCACCCGTCCGTGTTCGCATATAAGAGCCGGTCGGCGTTCGCGTGACAGACGGTCATAAGCTTTTTTCTTGCGTAGGCATTCACCCATACGGGCACGGGGAGAAAATCGGTTTTCAGATTCGATTCCTCTCTCTGTGCGATATCCCAGTCCAAGGTGATACCGTCTTGAGATAAGGGGAGCATGACGGCACCTTTGGGTAGACTCGCCATTTTCCCTACCAAGGCGTTCATGACTAGTTTGGCCATTTGCCGTTCCTCGCCCGTAGCATTCTGTTTCAGCTCCCCCCATTCATCGACAAACGAGCGGAAGAACCCCTTGCTTTGCCGGAACTTCCACCCCCTAACATGCCTGTATACGCTCACTTCGTAATTTTCATGGAGCAGTTTTTGGTCAATGTCGGTTAAGACTCTTGTAATATACCCCCTTGTGCTGGTGAGTCGATTGAGTCCATACACGCTACGATTATCTGACAGAAAGGGGTATCCGTTTGGTTTGAGTTCCGCACGAAACGTAAGTTCGTCGCAATGCAACGGCATATCATCATCCTGCTCATACGCACCGTCGTATGATTCAGGTAGCCCCCACGGGAGCCATTCATCTCGTAGTATGCTCGGATACATCGAGTTGCAGTCAACGTCGATAGCCTTACCGTATGCCCCCTCTTTAGCAACCATAAAGCCGCCAATATAAGCGTCATGCAATGACTTTTTCGTGTCCGATTCGAATTGCGGGAATTTGTCGTAATACCATTTCCACTCGCCGGACGCAAACGCCTCCATACTCGCCCCACCGGCTGTGATCTTGCACAGGCCGCGCTGATCGTACTCGCGCAAAATGTTGAGCAGTTGAGTATCAGTCATGGTAAGCTTGCAGTTTTCGCGCAGCAGATTCGATATGTCGAAAAACCGTGCGGAATTTTCACGGTCGATACGGACGGTAAAACTAAAAAATTTGCCTTTTTGGGATACTATCGCGTCCCAGCTTAAATTCGAATTGTGTTCGCTGTGGGGGAGAGAGTGTACGACATGCGCTATAAACGGGTCAAGTAGATCGGGGTTGGTCATGTAGACGGTGAGTTTGCCGCCCGTCATGATGGACGCCAAAAGACGACTGGGTTGGATGACGTCACGCAGCACGGTACCGTCCGTGCAGCGTATGACGTTATCCATACACCATAATCCAACTCTATTGTCATGCACTGTCATAGTATAACTTCCCTTGATTGCCGTCCGCTACTTTTCCAGTGCGCCCGCTTCCGCTATCCACCGGTCGAACTGCCGTCGTGAGCGCTGATAGCCCTCACTGTTATCTCGGAATACTGAAGTGAAACCGTGCCGAACGGGGTCATACACTGTCCAATCAAACACGATTCGAGGGGCGTCTGTCTGTTCGATAAACGCTCTCTTTTGCGCTGCGGATAGTTGACGAAATCGTTTCAACCGTTTCGAACCGAGAGAGGTGGCCAAGATTTTTTCAAAAACCTCATAACGTCCACGCGACATGTAGGACGGCCATTCGTGCTCACCATACAGGTCTTTACTCTTTTTGCCCGTCCCCTGTTTTTTAGACTTGCGTTTCTGTTCGGTGCGCAATTCTAAGATTTCGGCGACGTCATGCATTTGCTCAAGCAGCTCGTTACGGTGTCCGCTTTCGAGCTGGGAGCGCACGAATGCTTCATCGCTCAGCACGTTTGTCATCTGCAAAAAGTCAGTGAGCTTTGACGGGATGATCTGAGTGCGTCCGAAACCCTCGCCGGTGGTTCCGTCGATTTCGGCCAAACGCTGCTCATACACGCTGCGTTTCGGCATGGCCTGTTCGCGGTTCCATTCATTGATTTTGCGTCGTGCCGCATTGATTTTCCGCTGCTGCTGCCGTAAGAGTTTACGTCGTTTCGCCACGGGTTCCGCTTCGATCTGCGCGTTCGTGATGGGCGTGCGTTGGGCGAACATAATGTCTTTTTTCGTCGGCTTTTCCACGGCGGTAGCATGGTATGGTGTTGCTTTCGCTGCCGCTATGGCCTGTTTCTTCTGCCGCTCCCACTCTTTGCCTAAGGTTTTGGCAATATTGACCAATTGTTTGTCGGCGGTTTTTGCGAGATTCGTGTGAGAGTATGTGCCAAGTTTGCTAATGTTGCGGGCGGCACGTGCTTCCGCTGCCTGTCTTGCCTTGACGTGCTTGCGTGTCTTGCTGTCCACTTTGATGGCTACCGTGCCAATACCGGTATTGCTGGCATGAGGGATGTAGTGTTGACTTGCGACTGCTCGGGATGATTTTCTTTTCTTTCGTGACATGTGCAGTCCTTAAGATGGAGAGAGCACCCAAGATTGGGTGCTCTCTATGAACGAACGCTACTCAGTTATTATAGCAAGATCACTTCGTCTCTTCGTCCACCGGCTCAATGCTGAAAAACTTGAAGCCACGACGAGAACGACGTTCCACCACCTTGATAGCAAGCGGTGCCTCCCAAGTGTTCGGCGTTCCGAAGATGCCGAACATGGTATTCAATCCAGCCGCCAAAGTGGGGGAGGTGGCCGCATACGCCTTATTGTCATCGGTAACGATGATGACACGCACGGTATTGGAGATTTCGCCCGTCTGATCGTCCGTCACCTGTACGGCCTGTGCGACGGCATTCACCATGTTCAGGGTCTCGTTCAAATGTTCATCAAGCTTTTCGGCATTCTGCAATGCCGAGTAGAGCTTGATCTTACCTTCGCGAGTGGAAGTGTCGATGAAATGCTGAACGGTGCCGAGTTCGGTAGATTCGGTATTGAATGCGACGAGTGCGGTGTTGGTGTTTTCCATGATATTACCTTCCCTTATAATGTTGTTGTTATTTTGTTTTTAGGCTTATGCCTAAAATCTTTTATATCACATGCCGTCATTATTTTCAATTTCGGCGTGTCGTTTTGTATGTTCTTCGGGGTCCCATTCTTTCGGCTCCTCAAAAGTCGCATACTTGTAAAAAGTTTCCTCATTCATGGAAACTTTTTGCGAAAAAATATTAATGGAACGTGGAATGAAGTTCGGAAACAGTTTCTTCGCGCGAATCGAATAAGCTCGGGCGTCCTTAAGTCGCCCGTCAATGACATGCTCGGCTTCCATGAAATCGCCGTCAACAAGTTCCATGCCCTTGAGCACGGCATAGACGCGCGTACGGAAAATATCGGTTTTGGTTCTGGCCATATGCATTACCTCCCTTGTAGTAAGATTTTTTGCAATTCAATGTCATTGTAACGTGTCGTATCCAGTCTGTCAAAATTTTTAAACACGGCAATGATCAGATTTTGAGCTTGTGGATTATCAAATATCGTGCAGCAATCGTATGACGTGCCCCCTTTGACGGCGCAGACGGCGCACCATGCGATCAGATTAGGCGGATTGACGGTACCGTCCAAATATTCCACGTCGTACGTGCGGGACAGGGCTGCGGAAAAACCGTCCGATATGGTCATGCTGCCGCAAATCTGCGATACCGTTATCACAGCTTGTGTAAACCATGGACTAGCCCCGTCGCGCCACAATTCGCACAGCATGGTAACCGCACGACAACATGTTTCAAAATCGCCATACCCCTTATCATACCGTTTCAGATTCAGGTCACGTTTCCTGCCTTTCGTAGCCTTGACAATACGTGGTGACTCCATGATCGCATCATCAAACCGGCGCATACGATAGATTGGTGTCCTATCGTTGCCGCGGTTAAACATAATAGCGCCTTTCGACCCTGAAGTATGCAATGTTGCGTACATGTGTGGGTACTGCCGCCCACTTGCGAATCAGCTCGGCGGCTTTATCGTATGACGTGGCATACCCCACTTCAATAGGGGGTTTATCGCCATGCCTCAAATATGCCAGTGCAACAAATGTCTCATACATGATTAAAATTCCACCTCTCCACTATCGGACTCGGCACCGAGCCACCACATGTCAAACCACAAGTTCGCACTCGGACACCGCTTCGGTGGCGTAGAAGCGTCGCCCTTGCGTTTCGCTCCCGCCCAAAACGCTCTCAGCCGCCAATACGTGTTAGCATAAGGACAATTTTTGCAAGTCCACGAATGCAGAAACCCAAGAAAATACATGACTAATCCCTGTCCAGTAGTGGCGTGCGTGCGATATCGATGGCGTCCAACATGAGAGCCGCGACCTGAGCGCTATCACTTGCATTATACGAGGTCAATGCAGTAGCCGAACACAGACCGTCCGGCGAGTAAAACGCTATATCATACCTCAGTTCGTACGAGGAGGAATGCGGGCAATACCACAATTCAACCTCACCCCCCAAATGCTGAGAGGAAAACGTAGCAACTTTCATATCACAATAAGCCATTTCAAAAACCTTTCACAACGAAAACCAAAACCATAGCCACACTCACAGCAAGCATGACCAAAAAACAAAACGTATCGCGCCAGTCACGCGGCAATTCGCAAAACACCGCAGCAGCCATCGTAAGAAACAGTACGGAAAGAATACAGACGGCAACAATCATGCCAACCATTATACCACCTCAGAACACGTGAAAATCTCTGTAAAAATGCCTAAAATCATAATTGCGGCAGTACTCAATACCGTCGTCCAAGTCGATAAAATCCGCAATCTTGTCATACTTGCCACAGAGTCCGCAATACAGCTGGAATTGGTAATCAACCCCACTCGGACCGCTAAAATCACACGGCGCTTCACGCCAACGAAACTGCTGATATATTCCAAGATACTCGTCAAGGACATTAAAATAATGCCATTTCACAACATGCCCCCCAATCATACCAACACCACCTTAACCATGCCAACCATAGTGCTATCAAGGTCAAACGTGGCATTATCAATATCCACGCTCACATCCACACCGGCATAGGCGCTGCGGATATGAGACAGTATGCCGTCCAACGACGCTTTCAACGACGTTGTTCGGAACACGCCGCTAGGCTTCACACAGTCGGGCAGAATCTCAAACACCTGAAAACCATCATTAGTTACGATAAAATACCACATTGTTTACCTCCTATCAGTGCATTAAAGCGTCGGCCACCGCTTCCGCGATAGTACCCCCGATTCCCAGGACAACGGCAGGGCGACAATGATCAGCATAAACGGCATAAAACACCTCAACCGCGTCCACCTTACGCCCATCTTCGGTAGTGCGATAGTATGGCGTCTCAACCCTCTTGACGCAAGCGCGCGCCATCAATTCCCGCACACATTCGATGCTAGCTCCCGCTTGTTCTGCGATTTGATTATAATTTTCCATTTTATTTACCTCCCTTGTAGTCGATATTTTTCATTATAGCATAAACAAAACAACGACACGCCGTAAAAACAAACAACATACAAAAACCCCTAGGTAATAAACCTAGGGGC